TTAACACACATTGCGTTTTCTGTCGGTATTCTGAGCGCTCAGATGGTGGCTGTAGTATCCGTAGGATATGCCCACAGAATCAGCCATCACGGCAGCTTCAGCCAGATTCAGAGCTTCCCCATGCTCTAGCTTACCAGCTGCGCGGGCTATGAGTTGCACACGGCAGCGCTCGCGGTCGTCCTGTGCCTTTCTGTATTGACAATCCATGCACAGCTCGCCGGGCTGGAATGTCCACAGCAGCGCGCCACAGGCTTTGCAGTGCTTTTCTTTAGGCTTCATCGTCGCACACCTCCACAGGTTCAGGAACCACGAAAGCGGCAAGAGCTTTGATGCGGTAGTTCTTCACAGTATCAGGGCTTAGGCCGATTTTATCGGCTGTTTCCGGGCCGGTTAGACAGTTGATATACTGGCGCACTAACACCTTTGCCAGCATGAGCGGCAGTTGGTCATATACCGTGCCTATGATCTCGGTGGCGATATCCTGCCCGCGCTGTTGTTCGTCCTGCAGCTTCTTTTCCAGCGCGGTGATACGCTGCACGCTGTCGGCCACACGGTCAGAATGGGCGTTTGTGGGGGCAGCCTTTGCCGGGTTCAGGTTTACGCAAATAGACGTGGAAAGGCTGCGAACCTCTGCCAGCTGTTCAGCAATACGGCGCTGTTCGGCAAGGCTTTCCCTGTAGCGGTTCAGCCATGCACGCTTGCGCTCAATCTCGGGGTTTTGCTGCTTTTCCATCGTCTATTCCTCCCGTGTGTTTTAGATCAAATTGTGGTTGTGTTCTGGCCATTGTGCAGGCTCGGCAGGCCTTTCCGGGGTTTTATCCGGCGTTGTCGGCTTATCCAGCGTTGCACGTCCGGTTGCGATATCCTCAAACCAGTCATACAAAACGGCTGATAGATCATCCACCATGCCGGTGGGCTTTTCGATTGATGCCACACAGCGCCCATCTGGGAGCTGCAAGTGTACCAGCGATTCCGGCAGACCGCCGAAAACATTCCGCTTGCTGCCATCGTCAAGGATCAGCACAAGCCGCGGTGCAGGCTGCTTTGCTGCAAGGCTGACAATTCGGTTTGCAATATTATCAATTCTACGGCTCACGCTGTCCACCTCCACGCCGTCAGATCAGATTGTGATTTCGTTCGAATATCGCTTCATCCTCTGTGGGTTCTTCTGGTGGCAGCAGGTATGAATCATCCGCATACAAAATGGCGGTTCTTGCATCAGACACCGACACACCGCCCATAACGATGTATTCAAACAGTTCATAGAGCTGTTCTGTCAGGCCGTCCAGCTGTTCGGGCTTGTCGATAGATACCACTTCACGCTCTGGCATGATATGCAGCTCGGCCAGCTTCACAAGCGCTTCCGGCAGCCGCGCCACAAGCTCGGCTGTGCTGCCGTCGCTCAGATGCAGAATAAACCGGGGCCAGTTCTGTTCCGCGTCCTGCTTGACCGTAAGGGCCGCAATGCGGGCGGCAAGCCGGTCAATCCGTTTCATTGGCTGCACCTTCCAGCTCGGTCAATTTGGCTTCAAGCTCAGTCAATCGCCGCTCCTGTTCATCGGCCCGGATGGAGCTTAACACGGCATTCCCGGCGTAGATCAGGGCATTTGCCTGCTGCGGGGTGATCTCGCCATTCAAAACCATGTTGGAAACGCGGGTCATGGCTCTGCGCACCTCGCCCGGATTGGTCATTTTAAGGTGTTTCTTTGCGGTCATGGGTTCGGTTCGCCTCCTGTCAAAAAGGGCGCACAGGTTGCCCCATGCGCCCAGATGATGCTTTATCAGGTGGTAGCCTGATAGTAAATTGCCTTTGCCTTGTTCTGGAGCACAAAAGCGTCATACACCACGCGGCCCTCCACCAGACTACCGGAAATGCCCGGCGGGTCGGAGTGAATGCGGTAATCCTTCAGCTTCAGCGGGGCCACGGTTGCGCAGGGGTGGCACAGCATAAAGCCGAACTTAGAAGGCAGACGGCTTGCGGGAACCTTCTGCACAGCTGCGCCGTCCAGATTGGACACCACACCACGCAGGCGCATATCTTCGCCCACATCGGTATCAAGGACGATCTCCTTACACTTCTTCATGATGCGGTAAATCTCCGGGGTGATGACCAGCACGCGGCCAGTTTCGGGCACACCTGCTTCATCCATCAGGGTACCGGCCTTGCAGATCTCATCATAGATGTTTTCTGCAGTCAGCTCCACGGCTGCGGGCTTGGTGCCTGCGTTGGTGCACATAACACCGTAGGTGTACGTGTCCACTTCGGGGATAACCACCTCGCGGTTCTGGCGGGCCAGAGCGGTTGCACCGGAAAGCTGCTGCTGCGTTTCGTCCTCGTCCAGCTTATCAATGACAAAGGTGAAAGAGCGGTCTTTCTCGATGGTCAGCGGGTAGGTGGTGGCGTTGAGCTGTTCCACCTCACCAAAGCGGCTGCCGGTGGCGGGATCGCCATTGCGGGCATAGTCGTTCATCTTGCCGGTGCTGACCTTGTACACGCGCACAGTTGCAGCGCCGTCCCATGTGAAATCCTGATTGGTCACAATGCTACGCTTACTCTCAGCGGTGAACTGTTCATCTACTCTGGGCAAAAATTTAGTGGTCAAATCTACGGTTGCCATAAAATAAAATCATCCTTTCGGTTTGAATGCGTCCTTGATTGCGTCACGATTGCCAGCGGAAAGCGGGGCACCGGTTGCTGATGCAGAGAAGCGGGCAATGCCGCCAGCGGGCAGGATTGCACTGGGATCACTCTCTTTGAAAGCCTTGACGTACTCGTCAAACCCCACGATCTGACCGCCCTGCAATGCAAAATCCTGCTCTTTGCACTGGGCAAGGAAATACTGCCGAGCGCTCTCGCTGGAAAACTTCAGTCCTGCGGCCTGCTGTGCAAGGGCGTTATCAAGCTCCATGTGCTCAAGGCGCTGGGCGGCGCTCTGCTCTGCCTGTGTGGCCCGTTCGGCTTCCTGCTGGGCTTTCAGATCTGCCGCTGCCGTCTCGTGCAGCTTGTCCAACAGCACGGTGAACCTCTCCGGGTCGGACGTGTCCAGCAGGTCAAGGAAAGCTGTGTCATAGCCTTTGGCCTTGCAATGATCTTCACAGGCTACGCGGCTCTCTTTCTGCTGCATGGCCTGTTCACGCTGCTGCACGGCGGCTTCCCGCTCATCCAGAGCGGTTGCACGCTCGTCCTGTTCGGCCGCGCCTGCTTTTACTCTATTCAATCGTTCGCGGACGATGTTGTTTACTTCTTCCTGGGTGAATACCTTCCCGGCGGGGCCGTTGTCCTCCGGCGGAGTAATGTTTTCCTGCTGGGTGGTGTTCAGGGTATTGTTGTCGGTCATGGGGGACTTCCTTTCCCGGCCTGATGCCTGCGGCCGTTACAGTGATGTTTGTGCAATCTGCCAGTTTTGCGACGCGGACCGGGTGCCGATCGGGGCCAGCACCGGGCAAAATTGCACAAAAAATAGGCACAGAGAACCGCCGAAGCGTTTTCCCTGTGCCTTATCAGCTAACCGGTCAGCCCGGCGGTACTCTATGCCTTACAGCTTATTATACCACATCTACCGGGGGATGGTCAACTGTTTTGCTTGGTGTTATGCGGGTTTTCCGGTTTTGTAACGGTCAGAAACACGGCAGAAACACCGGCTTTCTTCGCGCTTTCATGTACTCTTGCCGCCGGAAACATCGCGCGCAGGGTGTCCAGCGTGGCCTGTGCGGTGTTTTCCTGCTCTGGGGTGTAAGTTATCTTTACCTTCACTGCTGGCCCTCCTGCGACTTCCTGCGCTCCTGTCGGCTGTACAGGCGGGATGCATACAGCAGGATGCCGCGCACGGCTTTCGGGTCGTCCAGCAGCTCCAGCAGGGTGATGCAGGATTCCCGCAGGCGCTGCACCTCTTTGTCGGTCTGCTGACCGGCCTTTGCCTTCTCCCGGTTGATGTCCGTGCCGTTCATGGTCATAATGGTGTCGATCTGGTCGGGGGTCAAGCCCATCTTTCGTAAATCATTGCGCTTCATGGTTCAGTTCTCCTTTTCATTGACAGGTGTGTTATTTTCGGCTGCCCTCTGCTTCAACCACTCCTGATATTGCCGGTCAGATTCGGCCTTTAAGGTTTTCTGCAAGTCGGTGAGGTTGAAGAAAACAGAGCTGAGCAGAGAATCATACTTCGGTGCGTCTGCCCAGATCGTCGCAAGATCGTCGGCGGTGTGGCTGCGGTCAAGCTGCATAACCTTGTGGCTTTCTTCAAACCATTCGGAGAAAATAGACAGCAGGTTTACAGCATCTTCAACAGCGCCCTCAAGGGTGCCGATGTCAGTAGGAAGCACATAATCAAAACGTGTCATTGCAAAATCCTCCATTTTTGATATAATGGGGGCGGTAATGCCTGCAAGCAAATACCGCCCATCTGCCGCCCACGCTGCTGGTACAGTGTGAGCGGCTTTCTTTATGCGGTTATGTATGGGGTCAAGCGGGCTTGCTGCTGTCTCCAATCTGTGCAGTGGGTGCAGCAGTCAGCAGATCTGCGTGCTGGGCGGGCTGCAATTCCATCAGCGGAGCACTTGCCAGCATCCTGTTGAATCCGGGGCGGGTGAACTTGTTCAGCTCGCTTTTGGTATTGTGGTTCACAAGGTCGCACAACTCGCGGGGCGAACCTGCCCACCTCTGAACCATTGCAGGCAGCCCGTCAAAGATCTGCCGTGCAGCTTCAAGCCGCTCGCCTTTGGCTTCTCCGGCATAGCCGCCGTTTGCATGGACTGCATAGCAATCCGAAATGCGGTGCGCTGCGTCCATGGTCTCACTCCACAGTGCTGCATCAGAGGGCAGGCGCTTCCGCATGATCTCCCGCACAGCGTCCTGCCAGTCCACAAGGAACTGTTTCGGATACCGGCATTTGCCAATGGCAGCCCAGAACGCCGGTTCTGCGACTTCGTCCGGCACGGTGCCCAAGTTGGCCGTGTAGGCTTTCAGCTGGGCCGTCATGGCTTCGTCGGTAAGGTGCTGCTCGAAGTAGTCCACGCGGATCTGCAGCAGCTCTTTCAGTTTTTCAATGGTCATCGTTAAATCACTCCATTCTTTCGTTTCAGGTTCTCTAAAATGCGGTCAATCTGGCTTCCGGTACTTTCAAGCTCTGGGACTGCGCTGGTGGGCCTGTCCTTATCCAGCGGATAGAACTTCAGCCAGCCTTGCCGGGTGGCCTGCTTGATGATCTGCACCCACTCGCACCGGTGGAACTCTTCATCTAGCTGCTGGCACAGGCTGCGGCGCATGGTATCGGTCAGGCTCTTGTGCTTCTCCCGTCTCATGCGGTCGTAGTCTCTAAGAGCTTGCAGCAGCTCGCCGTCACCATCGGCAAAGGTTGAGAACACATCACAGGAACGGTTATCAGGCTCGCCAGCCGCGGCAGCGGCTTTGCTCTCCTTATCTAATCTACCCTTTACTACTCTATTCTTTTCTATACTATACTGTGGTTCCAACTGGGTTCCGTTGTGGTTCCAGTCTGGTTCCGCGATGGTTCCATGATTGGAAAGAATATAGCGTTTTGATGTAGATTCTTCAAGTAATGAAAGCTCTCTCTGATACACCGTCTTTGTATGGCGGTCGCTCTTGAGGGTGTTGTTCACCTTCCAGTCAGTCACGACAAGCACACCGGAATTGAACGAAATCACATAGCCAGCGGCTTCCAGCTGCTTCAAATCACCGGCATTGCATCCGATGGTGCGCACGATGGTGCGGGGGCCTGAAACAAAGCCGTCATCGTCTGCGCGCATTCCCAGATGGAAGTAGAGCGCTTGTACTTTGGGCGGCAGGTCAAGAAACGCATCGGTTTCAACCACGTCCACCGAAAACATTCTTTTGTTTGCCATCATGCACCCTTCTTCTTGTATTCCTTGGGCGCGTCAACGAAGAAGAATGCACCGATCTGGTCGGTGGGAATGTCCAGCACCTTGGCAACACGGGCAATCTCGTCCCCGTTCCACGGCAAACGGCCCGTCATTCGGGCGGTCAATGTGCTTTCGGCCATGTTGGCACGCTTGGCTACTTCGCCCTGCTTCATCTCCAGTTCTGCGAACCGGACGCGGAGTTTGTGAAATGGTTGATACATGGTTTAATCCTCCTTCAAACCGTCCACGGATACGCCCAGGGCTGCTGCAACACGCTTCACGGTGTTTTCTGTGCAGCTCTTACCGCCACGCAGGGCAGACAGTGTGCAGCGGGAAATACAAGCCTTTTGGGAAAGTTCGTTGATGTTGATATCTTGCCGCGCCATCTCTGCAATCAGTTTGATTCTGTCAATACGCATTTTGCTCACCTCCTTACTCTATCAAAAGATGGAATGTGAATATTATAATTCTATCATTTGCAAATGTCAATATGAAATTTACATCTTTTGATTGAAAAAAGGCAAGGACATGATATAATCAATTTTAAGGGGGCGAAACAATGACAACCGGACAGAACATAAAAGCGGCGCGAAAAAAGGTCGGCTTAACACAAAAAGAACTTGCTCAAAAACTTGGGCTATCATTTCAATCAATAGCCCAGTGGGAAAATGACCTAAGAAATCCAAAACTTGATACAATAAAAAGGATTGCAGATGCATTACACGTTGATTGGTATGATTTAATAGTTCCCTCATCTGAAGATGAAGAGCGGAAATTAAAGTATATTAAATCAATTTCAAGTAAAGAAGATGATTCTTTAGCTGGGGCAGAACAGATTTATAACGATATACTCGAACAGGAAAAACAGATAGATATTATAAAAAAATATATGTCATTTTTAAATGAGTCCGGAAAAAATGCAGCAGAACAACTAATTTTGTCGGTTGTGTCAAAAGTAGCTGTCAGACTTGGATATGCAGAAAATGAAGGTCTTTATCACTTAATGAATCGATGTTTTTATGATTCTGTAGAGTATGGAGAAGTCGCAGAAGGAATAAAGGTATTGACCCAGATACCGGCCTACCAGCGCCCCACAGAGAATGCTCAGACCGCGCCCGCAGTGCCAGACGATAAAGAACCCGCCGAAAAATAAAAAGCCCACAGGGACTTTATAGCCGGTGTGGGCGCATGGTGGATGATATGGGACATACAGCCTATACAGAGCAGGATATAATAGAAATGCAGCAGGTTCTTCTGGAAACTCCGATAGACCCAGCATATGATGATATCTGTAACTCATTTTACGATGGGTGGGACAGAGCAGTTCACCGTCAGATGTATGTTCGTGACTGCTACAATATTCTGAAAGAACTTGGCCGTCTCCCTCCGGAGACAAAATGCACAAAAAGATAGCAGGTGAACCCATGGAAGAACTTTATAGCCAGCTGGCCGCGCTGGCCCGCCGATACGGCGCAAAGCGGCTCGTGCTGTTCGGTTCCCGTGCCAGAGGGGATAACCGATACAACAGCGACATAGATCTGGCTGTGTACGGGATGCCAGAGGGCAGCCGGTCGAATTTCTGGATGGACTGCGAAGACCTGCCCACCCTGTTAAAATTCGATATCGTGCACATCACGGACGGCATGAACCCCGCGTTTCTGGCAAATATCAAAAAGGACGGTGTAGAGCTGATGGACAGACTTCACGAAAAATACAAATACTTCACGGACGCTGTAGTTCGGCTGCGGGAAGCTCTGGACGATTACAAGAGGGTGCCGCTTGATTCTGTGCGGGATGGCGTTATCCAGCGGTTTGAGTTCTGTGCGGAGCTGGCGTGGAAAACCATGCGGGAATATCTGCTCGATCAGGGATTTTCTGATATCAACAGCCCGAAAGCCGTTATCAAACAGGCGTATGCATTCGGCATGATTCAGAATCAGCAGGCATGGCTTGACCTGCAGAATGACCGGAACTTGACTTCCCACGTCTACGATGAGGAAACTGCAAAAGTGATTTTTGAGCGCATCGAGAACCATCACCTTGCCCGGTTCGATGAAGTGCTCGCCTATATGAAAGATGAGTAAGCGCACCAACACGGCCCAGTGGGAAGAAAAATACCAGCGCTGGCGCATTGCCGTGCAGAAAGACGGCGTGCGCAAACAGTTCTACAGCAGCACCCCGGGCCGCACTGGGCAGCGGGAAGCCAATGCAAAGGCTGACCGCTGGTTAGATGATGGCATTGGGGTCAAGGCCCGCCGGGTCGATGATCTGTATCAAGAGTGGTATGCTACGGTGGTAAAGACCACAGGCACCGGCAATCAGCGGAACGTTGAAAGCCGCTGGCGCACTCGGATACTGCCTGCGATCGGCAGGAAGCGTATTACCAGCCTGACAGAGCAAGACCTGCAGGACGTGGTAAACGATGCCTACAGCGATGGCCTTGCAAAGAAGTCCTTGCAATCCTTCTGCGCGGATATGCGGGCATTCTGTAAATGGTGCCGCGCAAAGAAGCTGACCACCTTCCACCCCGAAGGGCTGCATGTGCCAGCTGGCGCACGTCCCAAAGGCAAGAAGGTGTTGCAGCCGGATGCCCTGATAACACTGTTCCGCGTGGACACGACCCTGTACAGGGGCAAGCGGGTGCATGACGATTTTATCCATGCCTACCGCTTTCAGGTGCTCACGGGCCTGCGCCCGGGTGAACTGGTGGGCTTGCGCTGGGCCGATGTCAAAGGCGGCACCGTGTTCATCTCCCGGGCCGTGAACGTGCTGGGCGAACAGACGCGCGGCAAGAACGACAACGCCGTGCGGGCCTTTGTGCTGTCTGATCTGGCGCGTGCCGTGCTGGAACAGCAGCGGGCCGTCACTGGGGCCGGTGAGAGCGTGTTTTGCCTGAAAAGCGAAGCCTATTACTATAAGCGCTGGCAGGTCTATTGCCGGGTGAATGAGATCCCACCCGTGTCGGCCTACGAGATGCGACACACCTTTGTCAGCGTGGCAAAGAAGCTGCCCGCCGGTGAGGTCAAAGACCTTGTAGGCCACTCTGAAGACATGGACACCTTCGGCGTGTACGGCCACGCCCTGACCGGTGAGGATGTGCAGACCGCACAGGCCGTCAACGGCATGTTTTTGAAGCTGCTGCACGCCGGAAAATAACACACATTTTAACACACTTTTGATTTTGTGGGTGTGTGGGCTGTGCAGGATGGTACAAGAAAAAGACTGCTAAACGTGCAGATTTTAGTGTAAAAATCTCCATTTTTCAGTGATGCAATGCCGGTGGCTCGTTCAACTCCTGTCACCAGCTCCAAGAAAAGCCGCTCGGGAACATTGATTTCCGGGCGGTTTTTCCATGGGGCGAGTTTGTTGGAGAGATTGGTGCAGAAATTGCGATAAAATCTGTTGCAGATGGTTGACAAACTGCTTTGCGCGTGGTAATATATACAGGCAGTCCGCGCGGCGGACACAAAAGAATATGGGCGTGTTCCCGAGTGGCCAATGGGGACAGACTGTAAATCTGCTGCTTTCAGCTTCGGTGGTTCGAATCCACCCGCGCCCACCAAAAAAGTTCAACGTATGAAAGTGCGTTGAACTTTTTGTTTTGCACAATTTTCCGGCGGACACAGCGGGTGGATGAGAACAGCTGCGGCGCTGTCGCCAAAGACAGCGCAAAAACAGCCCTGCGGGCTGTTTTTAGCAGCGCGGCTCGCGTAATCCACCCGCGCCCACTAAAAAAAATAGCACCTAGAAACGTAAGTTTCCGGGTGCTTTTCGTTTGCTCGAACCCACTTTGCAACCCACTTTAAAATAAAATGGTGATTATCATGAATATTTCCGAGGAAAAACGTACACAAATCTGTGCAGCACTTGCCAAGGCGCAGCAGGACATCAAGCGCATACAGGCTGCCGGTGCTATGGATAACTCTCCGGAAGTGGAGCGTATTTGCCGTGCGCTGCAGGACGTGGTGCAGGAACTCCGCATTCTGATCGACCAATAAATGCAAAAACAGCCCCATGGAACCGGACGGAACCACGGGGCTGTTGTCGTGCTATGCGGCCCTTCTTGCCGAGGATGGCGGTGTCGAGGGCGTTGTCGAAGGCAAAGCCGTCGGCCTGTGCCTTCAGGTCGGCCTGCAGCTTGGCCAGCTCGGCTTCGTACTCTTCCGGCTTCTTCTTGCCGTCGAACTTGGCAAGGCCCTCCTGCGCGGTCTTGAGCTGGGCATTCACGTTGTTTAGCTGGGTCTGCAGGGCGGTGGCGGCAGACTTCTCCCGGTTGATGTCCGCGCCGTTCTCCTGCATGAGCCAGTTCAGCTGCTCGTCGGTAATGCCGGGGATCTTGTTCTTCACATCTTCGCGTTTCATGGTGGAAACTCCTTTCAGGTTGTGTGACCACAGTTTTTTACACTGTTCGCTGTCAGTATTCGGTCTTGGGCGGGGTACGCACCGCCCTCTGCGTGGTGCCGTCTGGAGGCATCGAACCTCCCGCTTCCGGTTTTGGAGACCGGCGCTCTTCCCGAATGAGCTAAGACGGCATGAAAAAAGCACTGGGCAAATTTTGCACAGTGCTTGAAAATGGGCAACAAAAAACCACGGTGCGGGTGCATCGTGGTTCAGTTCTTTTTGAGGGGATCCATGTACAGGTATGTTTCCGGGTCTCCGTACAGTTGCTGTGATCTTTCACGGTTGATCTCGTACCGGGTGTATTGTTTGCCGTTGTACTCGATGTTCCGGGCGTTCAGCTCTTCCAGCTGGTCCCGCGTCCATGCGGGCGGGTCGCCCAGCTCCGTGAACACGGCGAAAAAGGTGTGGCGGTAGTTCCAGCCGCACAGCCCGGCACCCCAAAATCCGGATGCATGATCCTGTCGGAAATTTGTACAGATAATTCTGGAAAAATTCAAAAAAGGCGTTGACAA